AGGAGCATTGCTGTTTATGAGTCGTGATGGCGACATTGTTTACACTGACCCACTTGGCACAGTGTTGGCAAGCAACATACAAGCCACATTCACAGACAGCACAGCAGGCGTAGGCATTATTCCCTACACATCCATTGCAACAATTACCGACCAAACTTTCTTATACAACCGCATCGTTACAAGCAAAGAGAACGGCATTGAATATGTTGAAGATGATGCAACAAGCCAAACAAGTTACGGCATACAAACTTATTCGCTAACAGGTTTGCTATTAGAAAATGACAGTGATTCCGAAGAATTAGCAATTGACTTACTTGCCAAATATAAAGACCCGTCATATCGCTTTGATGACATGCAGTTTGTGTTCAATAGTTTATCTACTAGCAATCAAACAACTATGGCGTCACTAGACATTGGCGACAACATAAAAATTGTTCGCACCTTTGCCTCAGGCTCGCCATTAACGGTTGAGTTGTATTACCAAGTTGAAAGACTGTCGCACGACATAACCACAGGGCAACACACATGCACTATTGGCTTAGGCAGTCTTAAAACTTTGATTTACAATTTTATTCTTGACGACGCCACCTTCGGCACTTTAAGCACTTCAAATGCGCTTGCGTGATGTAGAGTAACTGACCATGGCAGGCGCAGGCGCAAAACTTTTCGTCAGTGGTGATGTTCTTACTGCGGCGCAGGTGAACACCTACCTAATGGACCAAACCATTATGCGCTTTGCTGATGCCGCAACTCGCACTGCCGCCTTCGGAGGTGCAGGCGAACCAACATTGGCAGAGGGAATGTTCAGTTATTTAATTGATACAAATGCTCTTGAGTATTACAACGGGTCAGCGTGGGAAGCAAGTGGTGGCGGTGCAAGTATTCTTGAAACACAAATTTTTAGTTAAAGGACGAAATGGCAACATATACCAAAGTCAAATTAGGTAACAGCACAAACGGTCGCGGCGTACTCGTTGCCGCAACATCATCACCAGGCACGCTTATTCATACGACTTCAACTACTGCAACAACGATTGACGAAGTTTGGTTGTATGCGCAGAACACTGACACAACTGCACGCAAATTGACTTTAGAGTGGGGTGGCACAGGTTCAGGTGATTTGATTGAATTCACTGTGCCTGCTGAGTCGGGTTTATATTTAATTTCCGCTGGACTTATTTTGTTGTATAGCGGTTCAACAACCACAATCAATGCGTTTGCCGCAACGACGAATGTGATTGGCATTTACGGTTTTGTAAACAGAATTGCTGTTTAGCGATGTCTAGATACGGTGAGCGCACACGAGTAGGGCAAGCGGTATCAACTTTTGGTCAGCCGACTAGTAGTGCATTACCAACAGTTGATTACCTTGTCGTTGCTGGTGGTGGCGGTGGCGGTAATGGTGTTAGCACAGTAGAAAATGGTGGCGGTGGTGGTGCTGGCGGTTTGCGTAGCACGGTTACGGCTACTGGTGGTGGCGGTAGTTTAGAAAATGCGTTTTCTGCAACTAGCGGTGTGACCTACACGATTACGGTTGGTGCTGGCGGTGCGTCGAATACAAGCGGTGTAGATAGCAGTATTGCTGGTACAGGTCTGGCAACTATTACTTCAACTGGTGGTGGTCGTGGTGACGGCACTAACGGTTCAGCAGTTGGCGGTTCTGGTGGTGGCGGTGGTGGTGCGACTGCTGGTGCTGGTTCGGCTGGCACAGCAAATCAAGGTTTTGCTGGTGGTGCAGGTCAGAATTTGACTAGTCCGTTTAGGGCTGGTGGTGGTGGCGGTGCTGGTGTTGCAGGTTCATCTGGCGCAGTCGGTGTAGGTGATGGCGGTAATGGTGTCGCAGTTTCAATATCGGGTTCATCGGTTACTTATGGTGGCGGTGGCGGTGGTGCAGTCAATAGTGTTGGCACACAAAGTTCAGGCGGTACGGGTGGCGGTGGCGGGTCAAATAACAACGCTCCAGGTACGGCTGGTACAGCCAATTTAGGTGGCGGCGGCGGTGGCGGTGCAGATACTACTAATAATGCTGGCGGTGCTGGCGGTAAAGGTGTTGTCATTTTGCGCATACCTAACACCGCTAGTTATCCATCAACTTTGACAGTCGGCACAGCAACTACGATAACTGGTTACTTTGTTTTTACTTTTAACGATTCTGGCACGATTGGTTGGTCGTAGTGGCTTACTTTGCGAAACTAGAAAACAACATTGTTGTTCAAGTCATCAGCGTCAGCAACGATGTGTGTGGTGAACCGACATTGGGTTTCCCTGAAACGGAGTCGGCTGGTCGTGCGTTTATTGCCAACACATTAAAGTTTGATGGCGTATGGAAACAGACTTCGTTCAACAACAACTTTCGCAAACAATATTGTGGCGTTGGGTTTACATATTTGGCTGATGCTGATGTCTTCGTAGCACCACAACCTTTTGCTTCGTGGACTTTGGACAGCAACCACGATTGGCAACCACCAACGCCAATGCCATCAGATGCTTCAATGGAAAACTTGTATAAGTGGAACGAAGAAGAACTAGCGTGGGTCGCAATTTAACTAGGTGGCTTATACCGCTACCAGCAATCCTGTTCGCAGTTTTCCCACAACTTGCTTACGCAGAACCAATTGCAGGTTTAGACACGACCTACTACACAATTAACGAAATACCGCCAGTTCAATCCACGACTGATTATTTTGTTTGCGGTACAGAAACAGAGAACAACATTAACCGCAGTTATGACGGTGAACCATTCGGCAACTGCACAGGCGACTTGTTCATGGTTCACATGACAGGGTTTATTGAAATCCCGGAACACAACACAATTGAATTTTGGTTGGCATCAGATGACGGCGGAGAAATAACTATTGACGGCAACACATTCGGTAACTGGTATGACCAAGGTTGTTCTGCAACTGTATCTGGTCCACTAGAACTAGATGAGGGTAGCCAACCTTTGGAATTGTGGATGTACGAGAACGGTGGTGGCACTTGCATAATGCTTGCGTGGAACATTAACGGTGAAGGCTGGGTAATGGTTCCCGATGAGGCGTTTACTACTAACGGTGCGCCTGCAACTACGACAACAACGACAACAACCACCACAACGACAACGACCACAACAACCACGACAATGCCAACAACAACCACGACTTCATCTACAACAACCCTTCTACCAACAACGACCACAACCAGCGTGCCAATTCAGTCAACAACAACCATGCAAACGACAACAACAAGCACAACCACGACCACAACAACGACAGTGCCTTATACGCCACCACAAACCACCACAACGGAAGCAACTACAACAACCACAACTACCTTGCCGTTCGTCGTACCAACAACACAAGAGACAACAACAACAGTGGAAGCAACCACAACAACTGAATCAACCACCACAACAACTGAACTAATAACGACAACAACGCAAATACAAACCACAACAACAGAACAAGTAAAAGAAACTGCAACAACTTCACCGCCAGAATCTACCACAACTGTTTATGAGATTGAAGTAACTGACACAGTGCCAGAGCAGTTATCAACTGACGAAATAGTTGAACAGGCAACAGCAAACATTGTTGCGCTCAGCGCACTTGTAGCAAACTTAGATGACGCCACAGACGAACAGGTGGCGCAAGTAGTTGATGCTGTATTGGCAACCCAGATAACAGAGCAACAAGCAACAGTGCTGGCAAGTAGCGCACAAGTGTTGGCAGTTGTTACAAGCGACCAAGCAGAACAGATATTTGAGGAATTACCTTTGGACGATTTGAGTGCAGAACAGGTTGCGGAGATTATTGATGTTGTACAAGACGCACCTGCAGAAGTGCGCCAAGCATTTGAGACAGTAATAAATATCTTTGATGGCGTGACTGACGAATATGTGCCTGTTGGTAGCAATGTGCCTGTTGGAACTCGCCGTGTCATTGTGGCAACAACAGGTGTGCTAATTGCTGGCGTGGCGGCAAGTAAGCCGTCGCAACAACACACAGCACGCAAGAATGGGTGATGTGAAATTCATTAAAGAAATTAGTGCCTTGTCATGGACTCTTGCTGGAACAGGACTTGTACTTATTACTTTGAGTGGCAACACAAAGCGCATGGGCATTGTGATTTCTGTTGCAGGTTTTGTTGTTCACATGCTCGGCACATTACTTAAAGAAAAGGACTAACTATGAAAACACTTAACACACTTATCTTGCGCATTGGCGCAGTGTTTGGCAGTAGTGCGCTTGCCGCAGTTGCAGGTGGCGCTGTACTTGATGTTGAACTTTGGAAAGCCGCCGCAATTGCAGGCATTGTTGCAACTGCCAAAGTAACGGAACAGTTGTTGCGTGCATGGTACGAGGATGGTGTGCTTACTGCAGACGAAATTGCTACAGCGTTTGGCAAGAAGAAATAAATGCAAGCGCTACCAATACGCAAACTAGCCATGCCAAATGACTTGGCAGATATTCGCAACGGCGACCTGCCACGAAAGTTGCTGACCAAAATTAGTCCTAGTGGCGTTATGTATTGGCAAGCGGCGGCATCGTGGGCAAAGTTGCAAGAGTTGGCATTGCTTGAAGGTTTAGAGTTGGTGCATGTTGGCGATTACCGCCCGTTCAAACAACAGCGTGATTTGTTTTTGGCACGCATGAAAGATTACCCAGATGCAAAGCGTGCCAAACAGACGACACGGGAATGGCAAAACAAAACTTGGTACTTGCACAGTGGCGCACCTGTTGCCACGCCAGGCACTTCAAATCATGGTTGGGGGCTTGCCATAGACGCGGCCCTGAAAGTTGATGGCAAGGTAGTTACCATTACAACAAAACCAAAAGACTGCAAGCGCAGTGGTTTGGCATTCTTGTTAAAGGTTGCACCTGACTTGGGTTGGAGTTGGGAGTTGCAAAGCGAGCCGTGGCATATTCGTTATGTGTTAGGCGATAAGCCTTGCATTGGTTTGGCATGATATGGATGCCACTGTTGCTGTTGCTTGCATAGGTTTTGTTGGCGCTGTACTCGTTGCGCTGATAGAAAAGAGTCGTCGGAGTAACGAGCGTGACCATGCCATTGTTGCCGCTGGCATTGACCGCATTGAAAACAAACTGGATAACCACATTGGCGACCATGTGCGTGCCAGTTTTAAGAGTTAAGGGTGGCGCAGTCATAGTTCAGTCGCTGTCTCTGTGATTGCGCCACTTCATACTTTGTAAATTGGCAAGACAGGTTTGGCAAACCGCACTTCGTTACACCCATCTCGTAGCCTTAGGGGCATGACAAAACAAACAGCGATTATAGAAATAGCAAAACCGACGCACGGCACATTGCCGTGGCAGTTGATTAGACACAGATACAACGACAAGTGCGTTGTGGGCAGTAGCGAAGTGTCAATCATTATGGGCGCAAACGATTACGAAACCGTAACTGACTTAGCGGTACGCAAGTTGTTGCCGCCTGTTGTTACCGAAGCAAACGACGCAATGACTCGGGGCAATGTTTTAGAACCAGCGTTAATACAGCACGCACAAAACGAGTTAATGATGCCGCTTATCACGCCTGATGTTATGTACTTGAATGGGCGCATTGTTGCAACACTTGATGCACGAGGCATGGGCGGTGAGCGCCATGTTGTTGTAGAAGCAAAGACAAACAATCGCTGGGCGTTAGGCATGGAAATACCTACTTCGTGGTGGTGGCAGGCGCAAGCACAAATGCACTGCACAGAGACAGACAAAGTTACTTTCGTTGTGCTTGACAAACACATGCGCTTAGGACTGCAAGATGTTGTTCGCAGTGACGAGGGCATAACGCAAATGGTTAAAAGTGTTGAATTGTTTTGCGAGGCAATTGACGCAGAGAAACTACCTGACGAAACACAATTAACAGCACCACAAGTTTCGGCACTGTTTGCACAACCAGAAGGCACTGTTGAACTTGACGCAAGTGCGTACCAGTTGATTGAAGAATGGAGTGCAGTCAAAGACGCTTTGAAACATTACGAAGACGCAGAGCGCACCTTGAAAGACAAGTTAGCGAACATGTTGCGAGGCGCAGAGTTCGGCACAATTATTC